TAGCTGGAGTTGGTGCACATTCTTATACAGAAGGCTCGGCAACAAGTGGATCTGAAGAAGCAGCAGAATATAAAGCATAAGGAGAATATATGAAAAAAGTAGAATTGTATGCCGACAACTTAGGTAGATTAATAGTCCATCCTTGGAAGTTAAGTCAAAGAAGAGGACTAAGAGGACCTAAAACATTCTTTAAATACATTGCATTTTATTGGACAATGTGGTGGGCAAGTTTAGCAGGTATATTTAGTTTTGTAATGTAATTTTGTAATGTAATAATGTTTAAACCTGAAACACCAGGGTCTGACTTTGCAGTTAAGCTAATGTCTATACTATTATGGGTAATGATAATAATGTGTATAGTTAGTATTGCTTTGACAGTAATTGCTACAGTTATAGCCCTGGTGTTAGTTTTATTTGATATAAATTATGATTGGTCGTGGATGATCTAACTACTTGATTTTACAGGGTATTTTTATATGTTATCTTTGTTAGGTACTATTGAACTAAATCCAAATAAATCTACAGCTTTCCATGCACAATACATTTTCCATTTAGATACTTTTGGTTCTGCATCTTTCATAGCTATCATAAACACTTTATCAGCAGCTATCTTAGCTTCATCTACAAGTTTCTCATCCTGTCTTTCTTGTTTAGTCCAACGATATTGTCTAATGTTTTTATAGAGTAGATCATGAATGATTGCTGCTCTTGCTATATCAAATGGAGCTATTAGAACCCACAACGCTCTTGGAGCAGAAGCAAGATCTGTAACAAAACCTTTTCGTACTACTATAGTGATTGTCTCATTCACGTTGTTTTTTATTCTCACACCAATTTTTTTTAATGTTTTAATTTCTATCTCGCTAAGCTCATTAGTTGTATAAGATAGATCTCTTCCCAACATCCATTTTCTAGGTGGATTAAATTCAGCCATTATTTTATTATTATATTTTCCCATAATCCTTATCCGTAGGCAAAACTGGAACCACACCCACAAGTTGCCGTTGCTTGTGGATTCCTTATAACAAAAGATGATCCTTCTAATGGATTATCTTTATAATCAATCTCAGCACCTAACACATATTGATAACTCATTGCATCTACTACAACACTTGCACCATGAGCTTGAACATTAGTATCATCTGGATCTAATTCTTCAGCAAAAGCAAAACCATATTGGAATCCAGAACACCCACCACCTTGGACAAATATTCTTAAGCCAGTGGCTTTTGGATTCATTTTAGATTCACTTTCTAGCAAAGTTTTTACTTGATTGGCAGCTGCCTCTGTAACATAAAAAGGATCTGGAGCTTTATTTGTCGTAGATGCTTCATCTGCAAAATTAAGTAATGCATCTGCATCTGACGTGTCTTCTTTTTTTCTGGATAGTTCTTTAAACATTTATCATCCTCCGCATGCTCCAATGGGTCTTTCTTCTTTAGTTTCATCTTCAGATGATTCATCTGCAAGCACTTGTGTGTGAGTAAATATTAATACAAACAAAGCAAACCATGTTGCCATTAATAATGTATATAGTATTTTAATCATTATAGATCTCCTTTACTTAGGACATGCTTCTTTTGTTGCAGTTAAAGATTCTGGATCACTTGCATCATAGACCCATACAAAACTTGAATAAATTATATCACTTTTTATTAATTGACATTTCTTGCCAATCTTTATTGCAATGTTAGTTGGATAACCAGGTACTGTTGAACAACCACTCACAAAAACAAAACATAATGTTAATAAAACATATTTCATAAATTTCCTAACTAATTTTAAATGGAGCTTCTACAACTCCGATTAATAAAAATATTACAAATATAATTATAGCTGCATAAATCCAAAACTTCAATATAGGTTTCCACTCACTGCTTCCAGACTCTTTTTTGGGGTCTTTCTCCCAGCCTAACCATTTCATTCATCTTCCTCTTCTTAATACGTTCATAGAACTTGGACATGTAAACCCAGGACCAACATTATTACTTTCTACTATAGGTTCACCTCTTTTACCATTCTTCCATTTTGCAGGACAACTATAAATACATTGTAAACCACCGTCAGATAGTTTCTTGCGCTTTTTGATATAGCACCACATATCATCTCGACGATCTTTCTCTCGTTGTATCTTATTAATTCTCTCCCGCTTTTTGGCCTCTACGGGATCAACACCTCTTGGTGGAGGTATTGCTTCTACCGTAAAAGAAAAAAGTAACAGAAATAGTAATAATAATTTAGGTAACACTGTTGTTATTTTCATATAAGCCACGTATACTATTTATATAGTTAATTAAATGTGGAGGTATTATAATGCATGATTTAGAAATGGTAAACGGTGAAGCCTCAATGGCTTATGTAGGTGAGACACCTTGGCATGGACTTGGTAAGAAAGTTCCTAATGATGTTAGTCCTGAGCAGATGCTTGAGACTGCTGGTCTAAACTGGCAGGTTGTAAAGAAGCCTTTGTTCTATAAAGATGCTGAAGGTATTAATCGTTCAACTAATAAAGTTGCTATTGTTAGAGATACTGATGATAAGTTGATGACTGTAGTATCTAAAGAATGGAATCCTGTTCAGAACTTAGAAGCATTTAAGTTCTTTGATGATTTTGTTAAAGGTGGCGATATGGAAATGCATACCGCTGGTTCATTAAGAGACGGAAAGATGGTTTGGGCTATGGCTCAGATCAAAGAATCTTTCGAATTATTTGGAGGCGATAAAGTAGATGGATACCTTCTTTTTAGTAATCCTCATGAGTTTGGTCGTAGTATCGACATCCGGTTTACTCCCATTCGTGTTGTGTGTAATAACACTCTTTCATTCGCTCTTGACCAAGAGGCTAATCATTTTGTAAAGCTAAGCCATAGGCAAGCCTTTAATCCTGATGAGATTAAAAGTACTCTTGGTATTGCTAAGGATAAATTAGCTCTTTATAAAGAAGCTGCTCAGTTTTTAGGTTCTAAGAAGTTCAAGAAAGAAAATCTTCTTGAGTACTTCAATAGAGTATTTCCTTCTATGTCTTATGACGAAGAGAAGCGTAAGTTGATTGTTGAAGGTCTTTATAAGAAAGAGGCTGTGTCTCGTCAAGCTAAAGAAGCTATGGATGTGTTACATACACAACCTGGTGCTAACTTTGCTCAAGGTTCTTGGTGGCAGGCTTTCAATACTGTAACTTACTTAACTGATCATACACTTGGTCGTAAGAAAGATGCAAGATTGAATTCAGCTTGGTATGGTACTAACTTCAAGAGAAAGCAGACTGCTTTGGAGTTAGCAACAGAATATGCAGAGGTGGCGTAAGCCTCTCTGCCTTTTTGGAGATTATATTATGAAATATTGGACTATTGCTTTTATAGTGTGTGTGGTAATGAGTTTAACTGGTTGTGGTAGTATTAGCAAAGTTAATCCTTTTGATAATGGTATGACAAAGATTGATAAGAGTAAAGGTGATAAAATACCTGAGTGGTTCTTAGAACCTGAAAATAGTGATCAAAAGTTTATTACTGCAGTTGCTACCGAGACTTCAAAAGATATGCAGTTTGCTATCGATAAGGCAATGATGGTAGCAAAGGTACAGTTAGCTTCTAAACTAAAGACTGAAGTTGAAGCCTTAACAAGATCTTCTTCTGTTGAATCTGGGTTTGGTATTAAGGACGTACAAGAAGAGACTGATAGAGTACAGCAGACTCGTGTAAGGCAAGCTATAGGGTTTTACAAAAGAGAAAGATTGAACGTCTTCAAGGAAAAAGGTGGATACAGAGCTTATGTAATGTTGAAGATTAAGGTTGACGAAGCACGTAGATTGACGGAAGATAAGAAGGATAACAGATCTCGTGAAGAGAAGTTTGATAATCTTAATCAACCTACAGTGGAAGTACAACCTATATGAAAACAGCTCTTATAACAGGAATAACCGGTCAAGACGGATCGTACTTGGCCGAACTCCTTTTGTCAAAAGGATATATGGTGCATGGCATCATAAGACGAAGTTCATCAATCAATACAAGAAGAATAGATCACATATATGATAATAAGAATCTCAAATTACATTATGGTGACATAACAGATTCATTATCATTAACTGATATAATTAAAAGAACAGAACCAGATGAAATATATAACTTAGCTGCACAGAGCCATGTTAAGGTTTCATTTGAGACACCAGAGTACACAGCAATGACTGATGCTCTTGGAACATTGAAAGTCTTAGAAGCTGTAAGGTTATTAGATATGGTTGATAAGGTAAGAGTATATCAAGCATCAACATCTGAACTTTATGGACTTGTACAGGAAGTACCACAAAAAGAAACTACTCCATTCTATCCAAGAAGTCCTTATGGTGTTGCAAAATTATATGGTTATTGGATAATTAAAAATTATAGAGAATCATATAACATGTATGCATGTAGTGGTATATTGTTTAATCATGAATCTCCAAGAAGAGGTCATAACTTTGTAACTAAAAAGATTGTAAATGGTTTATATGAAATAAAGACTGGTATTCAAGATTGTTTATATCTTGGTAATATGAATGCAAAGAGAGACTGGGGTCATGCAAAGGATTATGTTGAAGCTATGTGGTTAATGCTACAACAAGACAATCCAAAAGATTATGTAATAGCTACAGGTGAGCAATATTCAGTAAGAGAGTTTGTGGAACGTAGTGCACCTAAGTTTGGTTTTGATATAGAATGGGAAGGTGAAGGATTAAATGAAGTTGGTAGAGATAAAATTAGTAATAAAATAATTATTAAAATTGATCCTAAATACTTTAGACCTGCAGAAGTTGAATCGTTATTAGGTGATTCAACACTTGCTCGTAATGAACTTAATTGGAAACCAAAGTATAGTTTCCAACAATTGGTAGATGAAATGTGTAGGATAAATTATATATGAATACAGATGATAAGATTTACATTGCAGGACATAGAGGTTTAGTTGGTTCATCAATTATAAGAAACCTCGAATCAAAAGGTTTTAATAATATTATTGGCAGGACTAAAAGTGAACTCGATCTAAGAGAACAAAATCCAGTTAGAGATTTCTTTGAAGAAGAAAAACCAGATTGTGTTTTTCTTGCAGCTGCCAAAGTTGGTGGTATCAATTGGAATAAAACTAATCCAGCAGAATTTATTTACGATAACTTATCTATACAGAATCATGTAATAGATGCTGCTTATAAGTCTGGTGTTAAGAAGTTTATGTTCCTTGGTTCAGCTTGTATCTATCCAAAGGTAGCTGAAGTTCCAATTAAAGAAAAAAGCCTTATGACAGGTCCTCTAGAGCCTTCAAACGAAGGATATGCCTTGTCTAAGATAGCTGGAATGAGAATGTGTGCATTCTATAGAAGGCAGTATAACTTTGATGCTATAAGTGTTATGCCTGCTAATTTATATGGACCAAAAGATAACTTTATTCCGGAACATGGCCATGTTATTCCTGGATTAATTAGAAAGATGTTTGATGCTAAGATAAACAAAGATCCAAATGTTGTATGTTGGGGTGATGGTTCTCCTACAAGAGAATTTTTATATGTAGATGACTTAGCTGATGCATGTGTGTTCTTAATGAACACTTATAGTGAAGAAGAATTTGTTAATGTTGGTAGTGATGTAGAAATTAAGATTAAAGATCTTGCTGAAATGATTAAAGATTATGTTGGTTATGAAGGAGAGTTAATCTGGGATACAACAAGACCAAATGGTACACCAAAACGTGTTATGGATAATTCAAAATTATTTAATATGGGTTGGTCACCAAAAGTAGAATTCGAGCAAGGACTAAAACAAACAATTGAATGGTACATGGATAATAAATTATGAGTTGGCCTCTAATGGGTGAGACTATCACAATAAGTGATAGATTGAAAATGGCATATTTTACTTTGACTGCAAAGAAGTTTACTAACGGTGAAAAAGTAAAACAGTTTGAAGAAGAATGGAATAAATGGTTAGGTTCAAGACATTCGTTATATGTGTCAAGTGGAAGTACAGCTAACTTTTTATTAGTAGCTTCTGTTAAAGAACTGTTTGGTTTGAAAGCTGGAGATAAAGTTTTACTTCCAGCTTGTACTTGGGTAACCAATGTTGCACCAATAATTCAATTAGGTTTAGAACCTGTCTTTGTAGATATTAATTTAGATAACTTCAGTTTTAATATCGAACAACTTAAAAAAATAAAATACAAAGAAGACATAAAGATGATATTTGTTACACATCTTTTAGGTTTTGCAGGTGATCATAATGAATTACAAGATATGTTTCCAAACGCTTTAATTATAGATGATGTTTGTGAATCCCATGGGTGCGAATATGAAGGTCATAAAGTTGGTAAGAAAAGTTTAGGTGCTACATATAGTTTTTACTTTGGTCATCATATGTCAACAATTGAAGGTGGAATGGTATCTACTAACAGTGGTGACCTTTACGATATAATGAGAATGAAAAGAGGACATGGAATGGCCAGGGAGTCAAGAAACTTTCAATCTCATGCTCGTTCATATCCGGATATAGATAAACAGTTTTTGTTTATGACTGATGGATACAACTTCAGAAATCATGAAATACCAGCTGTACTTGGTTTGAATCAATTAAAAAGACTTGATAGTATGATCGCAAGAAGGAGACAAAATTACAAATCGTTTGTTAATATTATAAATCAGTTCCCGAAAATATTTTATCCTTTACAAGACAATCCGGGTAATAGTAGTTTTTGTTTACCTTTTGTTTGTAGAAAAACAACAACAATGACCCGACTTAAAAAATTATTTACAAAGTGGGGTATTGAATATAGGCCTATTGTTAGTGGTAATTTATTGAGACAACCTTTCTTAAAAGATTATACACTTAAAGATTCTACTAACGTTGATCTATTACACGACAATGGTGTATACATAGGCAATAGTCATTTTGTTGGCAGTAATCAACTTGAAACTTTGAATCGTATATTAAAGGAATACTATGGTAGCAGAAAAATTAGAAGAAATAATCAAACACAGAGTAGATCAAGCATTAACAGAATCAGATCAGAACCCAACGGAAAAATTAGTACGTCTACCTGAGTTTATAGAGACAGATAGTCTTGGTGAGACTGTAGAAAAATTAGTTATCCTTCATATAAGAACGTGGATGCTTGAGGATGCAATACAAGCAGCAATGAGCGATAAAGAAGTAGCTGATCTTAAACGTAAAATAGATATTTGTTTTAAAATAAAAAGACCAAAGTATGTTGCAGCTATTAATGCAATGATCGACAATGCTATAAAAGAAGGAAGAACACTAAGAGAAGATTCAGTGAAACTTTATAAAGGTTTAGATAATGAATAAGATAGTTTTTTTCAATCACTATCATAGAGGTGATTTACATACAAGCAAAGAGTTTGTTAGACAAGTAATAGACAACGTTGATGCTGAATTTGAATATTGGTCTAATAATCCAAATGTTTTAGTATCAGATTTAAATTTGGAAATAACAGATTCACCAGATAATTTAGATAAAAGTAAAGCTCTACTTAAACAAGGTGACACACTTTTTGTTAACACATGGGTAGGATGCCAATGGGATATATTTTGTAAGCATGGTGGAATAAACATGAATACATTTTATGAACAATGGGAACTTTTATTTAAAGGTATCAATAAGTTTTTTGGTTCGAATTTAGAATTGAGAGATGATAAAGAATCTTACTTACCAAGAATGGATTGGGATAAAATAGATAAAAAAATAAAGAAAAAAATTGATGTATACATGGATATGATTAATAGAAAAAAAGTACTTGTGTGTAATAATCAACCTGCTTCTAATCAATCATTTCTTTATGATATTGATAGTATGTTAATTAAGTTAGCAAAAGAAAATAGCCATGTTAGATTTTTCACTACTGATCCTATTCCAGACAGGGAAGACAATCCAGCTAACATAACTTCATTAGAAGTAGTATATGATCGTTTACAAGATTGTGATTTAAGAGAGATATCTTATTTTAGTACTTTGTGTGATGTTATTATAGGAAAGAATTCTGGTCCATATGTCTTTGCAGAAACACATGAAAACTATATGGACTCTTCTAAATCGTTTCTTTCTTTCAATACTAAGAATCCAGAGTTTGAGGATATAAAAGAAACTATGTCAAACGGTTTAGACTTAAAATGTAAATACAAAACAGTACCTATATATTCTATAGATAAGCCTGAAGAGAAAGATGTGAAAGCTATTATGGGAGCTATAGAGGATGTTATAAAATGAAAAAAATAAAAGTTGCTTTTACAGATACACACGACCACTTAGCTGCTTTCTTTAATCATCTATTGAGTATGAGATACAATGTAGAAATAGTTAAAGATGAAAACCCTGACTTTTTAATATTTGGTGATAAGAACTTTGGTGTAGATAATTTAAATTTTGATAAAGATAAAGTTACAAAAATATTCTATACTGGAGAGAACCAAAGACCAGAAGATTATGAATGTCATTATGCGATAACATTTGACCATAATTATTATGGTTGGCATTATAGATTACCTTTGTTTGTTATATACTTGTGGGCATTAAAGAATGTTCATAAAACTAAGTATGATAAAAATTATATTCTTAACCCAACTATAGAAAAGAAGTATGACTTTTGTTCCTTTGTAGTTAAGAATGGTGTACCTCCGGAAAGAAATGAATTCTATGATCAACTATCACAATATAAGAAAATAGATAGTGGAGGTCCTCATAAGAAAAATATTGTTGGTGATTTAAAAACAGAAGAAGATAAAATTAAGTTCCTATCATCAAGAAAGTTTAATCTTTGCTTTGAGAGTATGAGCTATCCAGGTTATGCAACTGAAAAAATACTTCATGCTTTCTTAGCTGGTACTGTTCCAATATACTGGGGTAGTGAGACTATTGAATCTGATTTTAATCCAAGAGCCATGATTAATGTTCATAACTTTGCAGAATATTCTGATGTTATTGAATATATTAAAAAGATAGATAAAAGTGACCCACATTATGAATGGACAGTAAATCAACCTAAGTTTACTAATAATATATTACCTTCATATATGTTTTATAATAATTTCTTGAATTGGTTTGACTCAATTGTATATCAGAAACAATTATCGAGATGAAGATACAGACATTTATATTCAACTGGCCAGGTGTTAAAGAAGGCAAGACACATTATGAAATGGTCACTAAAAAAGAACAACAGTTTAATTTATTAAAAAAAGATCCTATAATAATTAACAGTGATGAAAAACATAATCAAACTCGCTGGCATAATATTGGTAATGATGGATACTTTACAGCTCAGTTTATGAAAGCATTAGAATTATTTGATGGTGATATTCTTTTTCATGTTCAAGCAGATTGTTATTACAATGATTGGCAACCAATATATGATTCTGCCATAAAGTATTATAAGAAATACAAATGGGGCATCTATGCTCCTAACGTAGATTATACTTGGTATACATCTGAAAGAACAGATTTAGATATGTTTAAGATACCTGATGAAAACTTAAAGATGGTAGCTAATCCAGATTGTACTTGTTGGATGATTCATAAAGATATATTAAAAGAAGCTGTCAAGAGAAAGATAGACTTTGCACCATATAAGATGGGCTGGAGTTTTGATATAGTATATACTGCATTATCATATATGTTAAAGAGACCTGTGTTGAGAGATTACAGATATACAGTTAATCATCCTCAAGAAACAAATTATAGTAAGCCCACAGCTGAAATAGAGATGCATAATTTTTATAATTCATTACCTGAAGAATTAAAACGTCCTTTTGCTATGATAAAAGGTGACATAAATCAACTTGCGGAATACTATAAAAAATGATTGAACTTGACTTTTTCCAAACTAATAATGAGATATCAAAAATATTAAGTGATGGTAAACCAGCAAGTATTATGAGAATAGATAATACAATGGGATATGTCTTTGATAGTTACAACAAAGGTGTTGAACCTGTTGATGGTTTTTTTAATCATAATACTTTTATTGAAGGTGGTGTTTATCCCATAGATAAATTATGGTATCAAAAAAATGTAATACCACCTGTCGAAGCATCAATGCAGAATAGTGATATATTAGGCTTTGTTGATATGTCTGGTGATATAAGAAAAGGAACATATTTAAATAAATTTGATGAAAATAAAAAAGTCTTTGGAGGTGATTCATTTTTAATTATGGATCCTGGAGCTATACTTGGTCATTCAACACAATACGGTAAGTTAGATAATCCTTGGACAAGTAACCTCAAAGATAAAAAGGTATTAGTTATATCAACTCATGCTGAATCTATAAAACACCAATGGAAGAATATAGATAAGATCTGGGGTGATAGTAGAAAAGATATTGCGCCTTTTGAGTTAGTTGATTGTATAAGATCCCCATACCATCCAATGATGGATAGCAGACAACCTCCTAACTGCAAAGACTGGTTACAATCAGTTGAATATATTAAAGAACATATTGATAATTATGATTACGACGTTTTACTTGCAGGCTGTACAGTCTCATCTCCTCTTTATGCAGAACATGCAAAAAAGAATGGTAAGATAGGAATACAAACTGGAGGAACAATTCAATTATTTTTTGGTTTATTAGGTTATAGATGGACAAAAGTACCAGGTTATAGTACTTGGCATAACATGTATAATGAACATTGGATTGAACCTTTGAAAGAAGATCATTCACAAGGCAGAACGAGATTACAACATTTAGAAGCTAACTTTGCATACTGGTAAACATGAAAGAACAAATACTTGAATCGGTAAAAAAATTATTAGATAGTAAAGAAAAGAAATGGGAAGCAGGTAAGGACATGGTTAACTATGCTGGTCCTTATTTTGATTCCAGTGAAATAACTTCTGCTATAGAATCATTACTTGATGGTTGGTTAGTGATGGGCAAGAAGTGTATGAAGTTTGAGAAGTTATTTCCAAAACAGTTTGATAAGAGATATGGTGTGTTAACTAACTCTGGATCAAGCTCTAACCTTCTTATGATGGCTGCATTAAAGTCTAAAAGAACATATAACTTTCCAGATGGTACTAAAGTACTAACTCCCATAGCTGGCTTTCCAACTACACTCAATCCTATACTTCAACATAGAATGGAACCCATCTTTGTTGATATAGAACAAGAATCTTTGAATCTTAACTTGGAACATGTTGAACAACAATTAAATAATCATCCTGATTGTAGGGTTATTACATTTGCCCATGTATTAGGTAATCCACCTAATATGGATCGCTTAATGGATATTATAGACAAGTACAATCTTATCTTATTAGAAGATTGTTGTGATGCTTTAGGTTCAACATATGATGGTAGACCTCTTGGTTCATATGGTGATATGGCTTCATGCTCGTTCTATCCAGCACATCATATGACAATGGGTGAAGGTGGATTTGTAGCTTGTAAAGATGAACACTTAGAAACAGTTGTAAGATCTTTTAGAGAATGGGGTCGTGGTTGTTATTGTGTTGGTCCAAAAGCTAATGCATTAAAATGTGGAACCTGTAATAAAAGATTCTCTGAATGGATACCTGCTTTGCCTGGTGAAATATTTGATCACAAATATGTGTATGAGGAGATTGGATATAACTTAAAGCCAATTGAGTTACAAGGTGCAATGGGTCTTGAGCAGTTAAAGAAGTTAGATAAGATACACGAACTAAGAAGAAAAAACTTTACATTACTTTATAACATATATGAAAAGTATGAGGAATTCTTCCATCTACCAAAAGCTACAGAAAAGTCTAATCCAAGTTGGTTTGCCTTTCCATTAACAATAAAGAAAGGTGCTCCATTCAAGAGAGATGATATAGTTGATTACTTAGAAGAATCTAAGATACAAACAAGAACTTACTTTGGTGGCAATATTATGCTGCAGCCTGGTTATGATCATATAATGCCACCGGATATGGCTAAGAATGAATATCCAGTTGCAACTCATGTTATGTTGAATACTTACTTTCACGGAACAAGTCCAGTTATAACAGAAGAACAAATGAAGTATATTGGTAATCAAGTTGATGGCTTTATGAGTTTATTTGTATGAAGAGTATATCTAATGCTGCTTGGAATATAGACGGTCAACCTATGTTTAAGTACCTCGACTATGCTAAGATGTTAGAGAGTCAAGGTAAAGACATGATTCATTTAGAAATAGGTGATCCAGATTTCAATACTCCTTCTAATGTTACATTAGCAGCTATTAATGCTTTATCTAATGGGGATACACATTATACAAGTAGCTGGGGTGATCCTGAGTTTAGAGAAGTAATAAGAACTGCAACATATTGGAGTAGAGGTTTTGTTCCTGATCTTGATCAAGTATTAGTAACACCTAGTGCAAATATTTGTATATTTTATGCTATGTTTGTTTTGTGTGAAAAAGGTGATGAAGTTATAGTTCCTGATCCAGGATTTGCAACATACTTTAGTAGTGCTAAGATGTTAGGATTGAATGTAAAAAGAGCTCAACTAAAAGAAGAAAATGGATTTAGATTACAAGCAAAAGATGTTGAAGATCTTATTACAGATAAAACAAAATTAATAATAATTAATAGCCCTAGCAATCCAACAGGTGCTGTTATGACAAAAGAAGAATTGAAAGATATATATAATGTTTGTGTTAAGCATGATGTCTATTTGTACTCTGATGAAATATACAGTAAACTAATATTTGATGGATATGAATTTACAAGTCCTTCCAAGTATGATGAATGTAAAGAATATGTTATTTTAAGTAATGGATTCAGTAAAGGATTTGCAATGACAGGTTGGAGACTTGGTACATTGATAGGTCCCCCAACTGTAATAGAACGCATTCAAGCGCTGCTTCAAACAACGAGTAGTTGTGTTAGTCCTTTCATTCAAAAGGCCGGTATAGAGTGTATACAAGGTCCTCAAGATGATGTTAAAAGAATGTGTAAAGAATACAAAGAAAGAAGAGATTTACTCATATCAGGTTTGAATATGATAGATAGATTTACATGTGATACACCTGGTGGTGCATTCTATGCTTTTCCTAATATATCTGGTACAGGTTTAAGTGACGTTGAAGTATCTAAACAGTTAATGGATAATGCAGGAGTAGTTACTTTACCAGGAAGTTGTTTTGGTGAATATGGATCAAATAACATTAGACTATGTTATGCTAATAGTAAAAAAAATATTAATAATGCATTGGTGAGAATAAATGAGTGGACAAAGAGTTTGTGATTGGATAGCACATCATCTTTATAATATTGGTGTAAAAAATGTACACGGTATTATGGGAGGTGGAGCAGCAGGTTTAAATGATGGTTTTATTAAACATGGTAAGATTAAATATGTTTGTTATCATCATGAGCAAGGTGCTGGTCATGCTGCTATAGGTGAGTCAAAGTATACAGGTAAACTTTCTGTTGTTAATCCTACAACCGGTTGTGGTGGCACTAACTGCGCTACAAGTGTATTAGATGCTTGGCAAGATAATGTTCCAGTACTTTTTTTAAGTGGTAATGTTAAACTTGCAACATGTTCTGGTCATATCAATAAAGAAAAAAATATCAATATAAGAAAGTATGGTATACAAGAACATCATATAGTAGATACTTACAAGTCCATGACAAAGTATACTAAGTTTATAGATGATCCAGCTGACGTATATAACACAATAATTGAAGCAATTGAAATAGCACTCACAGGAAGAAAAGGACCAGTGTGGATTGATATTCCAGGTGATATTCAGTTATCTCCTATGGTTTTTCCATCATTAGAAAAGTCCTTTAAAATCAAGGAGTTATCTAGCTACAGTGTTGATAGTGATACACTAGATATCTTAATGAAAAGGTCAGAGAGACCATTAGTGTTAGCTGGTTATGGAATACGTCAAAGTAATACGGTTGAAGAGTTTAAACAATTTATTGAACAAAGAAACATACCTTTTGTAAGCACATATGGTGGTAGAGATTATTTTCCAAATGATAGTAAGTATAGTATTGGTGCAATAGGTCAAAGAGGAAGTAGAGCTGGCAACTTTGCATTACAAAATGCTGATCTGTTAATTATACTTGGCAGTTCTTTAAATGCAAGTGCAATTGGGTATGATCCAAAACAGTTTAGTCCTAATAGTATTAAAGTGTATATTGACATAGATCAAAATGAATTAGATAAAGATATAGTAAATGTTGAATATAAATGTGATATGGATTTAAAAGATTTCTTTAATGATGTAATTTATACTCACGGTCCAAATATAAAAACTGGCTTTGAAGAATTAAATGTTGAATGGATTGCAAAATGTAATTACTGGAAAGAAAAATGGCCAGTAATGCAAAAAGAATATGAAGCTGATAATACTGATACACCTTTGAATCTGTATGCTGTGTTAGATGCAGTTAACAAGCATAGTGGTCGTGATGATATATTGATGGGTGATGCTGGTAGTATAAGTTATGCTGGACCTGTTGCATTGAATCCAAAATATGATCAAAGACTAATTTTTAGTCCTGCACAAGCTGATATGGGTTGGGCAGTCCCAGCTAGTATTGGTGTGGCTATGGCAAGTAATAAAAATGTTATTGCTATAACAGGTGATGGAAGTTTTATGAGTAATCTTCAAGAACTATCTGTCATGCGTCACCATTGGTTAAATATTAAAATAATAATATTAAACAATAGAGGATATTTGAGTATCAAGAACACTCAACAAAAATATTTTGAAAATAGAGTATATGGTACAAGTGATAAGACGGGTTTGGAGTTTCCAGACTATGCAAAGTTAGCTGATTCATTTGGTATTCAATATTACTTAATAAAAAATAAAGGTGATTATAATAATGGTATCTTTTATGGATTAGATAGGTTTGAATCTCTATTAGCTATAAAAGGTCCTGTATTAATTAACTGTATATGTTTAGATGATCAAGAGATACTTCCTTCACAAGCGTTAAAGAATGGTAAACAAGCAGGTCTACACGATATGACTCCATTCTTGTCTGATAAAGAACTTAAAAATGAAATGATAGTTGATATATGAAAAATGTATTAATAACTGGAGCAACAGGTTTCATAGGTAGTTACTTAGTTGAAGAGTTTGCTAAAGATAATTTAGTTATAGGTTTTATAAGACCTGGATCTAAGAGTGTAAAAAGAATGGAATATCAGGCAAGACCTTGGAATAAAACTTACATAGAACACGATATAAGAAAGCCATTTAAAAGAAAGCCATTTAATTATAATCATAAAATTGATATAATATTACATGCTGGCGGTAATCCAAGTTCTGAAAGTAGCTTTCATGATCCTTATTCAATGGTAATGGATAATATAGTTGGTACAGCTAATGTACTTGAGTTTGCAAGACAGAATGATATTAAGAGAGTAGTTTATTATGGTGCAGCAGAATCATATGGACCATCTAAAGATATAGAAAGAGGAACTATTGAATCTGATGCATACAATTCATTAACTCCATATGCAGCCTGTAAGTCTGCTGGAAGTGAATTATGTATGGCTTATTCAAATAGTTATGGAATAAAAGTCAGTGTGTTAAACATAGCTAATACATTTGGTGAAAAGTGTCAAACTAATCGTTTTCCTATAATAGTTTTAAAAAAAATATTTGAAAATAAACCAATTACTATCAATAAAGGTAGTGATGGTTCAATAGGTGGTAGAAGATGGTTTCATGCTGAAGATGTTGCATTACAAACAAGATATATTTTAGACAATCAAGAAAGTTTAAATGATGTTTGGAACCTAGCAGGTAAAGATTTTATCGATAACTTAACTTTTGCTAATATGATAGCAGATGCATATGGTGGATCATTAAAAGTAAAATTTGATACAGTTAAAAGATCTGGTCATGAATCATTTATGTCACTATCACCAAAAAAACTTTACGACTTTGGTTGGAAAGATCCATATACTATTAATGAAAGAATAATACAAATGGTAGACTGGTATAATAAAAATTCTAGGTGGATATATGACTAAAGCTGTTTATGTAACTGGTTGTTTAGGTTTTATTGGATATCATTTAACCAAACAATGTTTAGAAAATAATTGGCATGTATATGGTATTGATAAACAAACATATGCTTCTAATACACAGTTTTTAAATAAACTTAAATCTTATCCTAAGTTTAAATATTCGTGTGAAGATATCAATGATTTACAACGTATACATGATTGTGATTACTTTATAAACACTGCAGCAGAAACACATGTTGATAATAGTATCAAATGTAGTAATGCATTTTTAGAAAGTAATATTAATGGTGTACATAACATATTAAAACTTATACAAGTTAAAAAACAAAGACCAATACTTTTACATTTCAGTACTGATGAAGTATATGGTGATATAGATGTTGGTTCATTTAAAGAATCCAATCTTCTAAAACCAAGTAATCCATATTCAGCTACAAAGGCAGCTGCTGATATGTTGATACTAGCTTGGGCAAGAACATTTGATATAAATTATGTAATTGTAAGACCAACAAATAATTATGGTACTGGTCAATATGTTGAGAAGTTTATTCCTAAAGCAATAAAATATTTAACATTAGGTAGAAGGATAATATTACACGATAAAGGTTTACCAAGAAGAACATGGTTACACGTGAATGATACAGTGTCTGCAGTAATGAAAATAATTGAGTCTAAACAACAAAATGAGATATATAATATAAACGGCAATTATGAAGAACAAAACATTGTCGTAGCAAAGAAAATATTGTATAGTTATGGAATACTAAACGACGAAGATGATTACATTGATGATACAGAAAAGAGACTTGGTCAAGATGTGAGATATTCAGTAAACGACAACAAACTTAAAGAAATTGGTTGGCATCCTAAAGCTAATTTTGATAAGGAGTTAAAAATAATAGTAGATTATTATAAGAAGAATTTTATATGGTAAAGTTATTAACAATGAGTGTGTGGGGAGATGATCCAAGATATATCATTGGTGCAAGACAACAAACAAGATTAGCAAGTCAATTTTATCCAGATTTCACTGTAAGAATTTATACAGATGATGCTGAAAAGTTTAAAGTATTACTTCCTTGGTATGATGTAGAGATACATGAAAGACAAGATAGTAATGGTGTCTTTTGGAGATTTGAACCTATGTTTGAATCAGAAGATAATATTGTTTTGGTGAGAGATTCAGATGGTCGTATAACTAAAAGAGAAGCTAGAGCAGTTAATGAATGGTTAGACTCTGATAAGACTTTTCACACTTTTAGAGATCATGAGTCCCATTTAGAATATCCAATTATAGCATGTGCATTTGGTTATAAAGGTAAACTACCTAAACAACAACTTGATGAAATGCTAGCTATTAAAAATCAACCTTTCTATTATACAAATGACCAAGTGTACTTACGGGATTCTGTTTGGCCGATAGTTAAAGATAATAGTATGATACATCAATATGATCAACCTGGATGGTTTAATGAGTCAAGAGAAAAGTTAAGAAATAGATTTTCTTTTTGTGGAAATGGTTATGACCAACATGATATGCCATTATATCCTCCAACATTGAAAGAATGTACTGGTTTCGATCCATCTAATGTAAATGTGAAGTACAAATTTGATAAAGGAATACTTATAGATGAGAACATTCATAATAGTACCTACGCATAACAAAGAACATCTTATTGAACAAGTTTATGATGGTATAGCTTCAAATATTAGTAAACAATTAGATTATAAAATTATCTTTATAGCAGATGGTTGTACTGATCATACTATTAGTATAATAAACGATTATACTGAAAAACATAATCTACAAGATAACACAGTCTTGTTAACTGCTCCTGATGTTCATGAAATAAAATCTTTGAACATTGGACTCAGTTTTATAGAAGACAAATTTAAACCAGATGATGATGATTTAATATTCACTGTTCAAGATGATGTTGTAATACAAGAGCCTAATTTTGATCTATATTTTAAAAAGTTAAATGAAAAACATAATAATACTGGTTATATAACTTGGAGACTTGGTTGTACTTTGTCTACAGATGGTGTAACATTGAATGAGTCAAACTTTGTTGAGTCTGAATTTGGTCATTGGTCTGTACACAAGATTGGTCCTCCTTTTCAACAGATTAAACATAAACAGTTTGCTATAACAGAAGCTGTTATAAGAAGCCCAACTTGTGTACTTTGGAAAAGGTACAAAGAAGTTGGTTTTTATAATGAAGAACTTGCACCGTGTGGATTTGATTGTCATGATATGAGTATTAGGATGAATAAAGCAGGTTATAAGAACGGCATACTTGCATTAAAATATCAAAGTGATGTTGACTGGGGTTCTACAAGAGAAAAGCCTCAGACAGAAGTTAATTCAAAAATAGGCGAGATATTTGAACGTAATAAAAAGCATGTAGTGCAAACATATAAAGATTATTTTAATTATGAGTAAAACTATATTATTGGGATCGAGTGGTTTTCTTGGTCCACAAATCTTATCAAAATATCCTTCGATACAATCCGTTGGTAGAACAACACCACCTAAGACAAGTCCACTTGTTCATACTTATTGTCCTTCGTTAGAAGAGTTACCAGAGGTATTAGATGAACAAGATTTTGATAAAGTTATTATGATGATTGGTAGTTCTAATCACACAGTTCTAAATGAACAAAGACCTCTTAATGTAGAAGCTATTGAAAAGAATGTGCTTCCAATGAAGAGGGTCTTTTCATATCTAAGAACAAGAAAATTAAAAAAAGTAATAACATTTAGTTCTATACTTTTATATGATAAAGAAGTAATGACTAATCCAGTAAAAGAACATACACCTTTAAAACCATATCAGAATGATTATATCTTTAGTAAGTATCTTGGTGAAGAAGTTGCAAGATTTCATCAAGAAGTACCAAACATAGTTGTAAGGTTAACAAACATATATGGACCAACAACTGTACTTGGTAGACCTGATTTAGTTAATGAATTGGTTGAAGGTTTATTATTTGAAAAGAAAGCAAAAGTAAAAACAAATAAACCACAAAGAGACTTTATCTTTACTGAAGATGCATCAGATGCTATAGTTAGTTTATTAGATACTGATTATACAGGTCCAATAAATGTTGCTTCAGGTGTGATGCATTCAGTTGAAGATATTGTTAGTACATTAGAAGAACTAACAGGTATAGAGATAGAAAGAGGTAATGGTAAGCATACAGGTCATTTACAATTTGTAGCAGACATTACTAAACTAAGAGAATTAACTGGATTTGAACCAAAATATGATTTAAGAGCAGGTCTTGAGAAAACTATTATAAAAATGAAAGAAATGTATGCACAATCCTAAAGTAGCTGTTATTACACCAACTATTGGTACTAAACATTTAAAACAAAATTTAGAATCAGTGATGAATCAAACATATAAAAATATGATTCACTTCATAGTTGTAGATGGTCCCCAATACATGGAAAGAGCCCACACTATACTTGAACAAGTTAACAATCAAAGTAGAGAAGTAATATTTCTACCTGAAAATACAGGTCATAGTAATTATAATGGTCATAGAATATATGGAGCAGCTCCTTATTTAATTAATGCTGATTATGTTATGTTTTTAGATGAAGATAATTGGATTAATTCTTCTCACGTTGAAGATTTAGTTAAAGTTGCAGATAAGACCGATTGGGCATTCTCGTTTAGAAACATAGTTGATCAAGATGGTAAATATGTTTGTAATGATGATTGTGAAAGTCTTGGTAAGTGGCCAACATGTTTGAGTGATAAAGAATTCTTTTTAGATGTTGGTGCATATTTTTTACCAAAAGCATTAGCAGTTCAAATATCACCTGCTTGGCATAGAAGAGCTAGACATCCTGATGAGCAGCCTGAAGTTGATCGTTTGATAATGCAAATACTTTTACATAATCAATATACATATGATTCAACTTATAATTACACATTAAATTACAGAGTTGGTAATAGAGATGATTCAGTTAAAGCTGATTTCTTTCTCCAAGGCAATGAACACTTTATGCAAAAATACAATGGGAAGTTACCTTGGAAAAAATAATGTAATGTGATATAATTTAATTTTGTTATGGAGTTATTATGAAAATTAGTGGTGAAACACTTCAAGTGTTAAAAAACTTTGCGTCGATAAACACCAACATTGTATTTAAGCCTGGTGATACGATAGCAACTATATCAAGTGCAAAGAATATATTTGCACGTGCTAAAATAAAAGAAGAATTACCTAATCAGTTTGCAATATATGATTTGAATTCATTACTTGCTATGATATCTTTGGTTGATGATCAAGATGTAAAGTTCGAAGATAATAAACTACAGATAGTAAGTGCAAGTGGTATATTTCAATACTTTTATTCCAATCCAGAAGTAGTTACAGCAGCACCGGATGTTGCAATAGATCATGATGCAGTTTATAAATTTAAACTTACTGCAGAAGATATACAGATGATCTTAAAAGCAGCAGCAATAACAAATGCGCCAACCGTATCAGTTTCAAATAAAGAGCAGAGTGTCACTATAAAGGTTGGTGATAGAAAGAATGATTCATCAAACAGCTTTCAAAAAGTTATTGGTTCAGCATTTGATGACTTTGATGTATTTGTTGCAGTAGAGAACTTAAAAGTTATTCCTGATGCATATGAAGTGTCGGTTGCTAAGACAAAGAATGGCAAAGCCAAGTTCTTACATTTTAAACATGAATCAAAGGAGCTGCAATATTGGATAGCAGCAGAGCCTGGATCTAATGTATGAGCGAAGAATTCTTATGGGTAGAGAAGTACAGACCAAAAACTATTGATAGTTGTATCCTATCGACAGAGTTAAAATCATACTTTGAAAGTATTATTAAAAAAGGTGAAATGCAAAATATGTTATTTGCTGGCACTTCTGGTACCGGTAAAACTACTGTCGCAAGAGCTTTGTGTGAACAACTTAAATCTGATTACATACTAATAAATGGTTCAGAAGAATCTGGCATAGATGTTCTCAGAACAAAGATTAAACAGTTTGCATCTACGGTGTCATTTACGGGTAATACAAAAGTTGTTATATTAGATGAGGCTGATTATCTTAATCCAAGTTCTACACAACCAGCGTTGAGAGGATTCATAGAGGAGTTTTCAAATAATTGTAGATTTATATTTACTTGTAATTTTAAAAATAGAATTATAGAACCACTACACAGTAGATGTAGTGTGGTAGAGTTTAAAATTCCATCTAAAGAAAAACCTAAAATAGCAGCAGGTTTTTTTAAACGAGTCTTACATATACTTAAAGAAGAGAACATACCTTCAAATGATAAGGTAGTAGCAAAAGTTGTAGAAAAACATTTTCCAGATTACAGAAGAACACTAAACGAATTTCAAAAATATTCTCAATCGGGAACTATAGATGAGGGAATACTTACAAACATATCAGAAGTAAATGCAGATGAACTTGTTGTTTGTTTGAAAGAAAAAGATTGGAAAAGAATGAGAATGTGGGTAGTAAATAATTTAGATAATGATCCACAAAGTTTGTTTAGATTCATATTTGATACAATAATGCCACTAACTAATCAGGTACCGCAACTTGTCCTAACTATTGCTGATTATCAATATAAAGCAGCTTTTGTAAGTGATCAAGAGATAAATCTTGTTGCGTGTTTAACTGAAATAATGGCAGGCGTATCAATAAATGAAAAATGAAACTATATCACCTTTCACTTTTGTAAACTCAATTAATTATACAAAAGAAGATATCATGGTAGATGATATTGCCGAGAAACAATATATACCTTTTATAGTTAATAAAGGATTATCATTTACTCCTGATACTGTAGTCTATGCAAACGAGATGAATTCTCGTCCTCATTTGCAAAAGTTATTGCAATACCAATTTCTTATAAATATCGTCAGAAAGAAAAAAAGATTTAGTAAATGGATTAAGAAAGAAAAGATTGAAGCGATCGATATAGTGAAAGAATATTATGGATACAATACTGAAAAAGCACGTCAAGTAATGTCAATTCTCTCCACCGATCAAATTCAAACATTAAAGAAAAGGTTATACAAAGGCGGAACTGATGGCGCATGAGTTTTTTAATATAAACATAGAAGGTTACGTACCTCTGGAAGTTACACTTATACAACCAGATGATTTTTTGAAAGTTAGAGAAACACTTTCAAGGATTGGTGTTGCATCAAGTAAAGATAAAGTTTTGTATCAAAGTTGTCACATATTACATAAACAATCAAGATATTTCATTGTTCATTTTAAGGAATTGTTTGCTCTTGATGGGAAACAAGCTGACCTTACAGGTAATGACATTGAAAGAAGAAATACAATAGCTAAGCTGTTGTCTGACTGGGATCTAGTTAAGATAATAGATTCTGAGCTGCATATGAACATTGCTCCTTTATCGCAGATAAAGATTCTATCTTTTAAGGATAAAAATGAATGGTCATTGCAGTCGAAGTATAATATCGGTAAAAAACGATAAACCCGCTGTGCCATATGGGCAGCATTTTTTAACTTGCTTATTAAGGAGAAACTAATGGTTGATTTAAATAACCCATTTTTTAAAGATTTTGATAAACTTTTTATTGGTTGGGACGACACCTACAATAAACTTACTAAACTACATGATGATGTGACAAAGAACATTCCAAACTATCCCCCATACAACATCAAACAAGTTGATGATAACCACTATGTGGTTGAACTTGCTTTAGCTGGATTTGCTAAGCAGGATATTGATGTTGTGTTTGAAGAAGGTAAATTAACAGTTTCTGGTAAGGCTGCTGATGATAATGACAACTTCATTTTCAAAGGTATTGCAAACAGAGCGTTCTCAAGAACATTTGCTCTTGACGATACCATTGAAATAAATGATGCAGAGATGCTCAATGGTATGTTAAAAGTATTCTTAGAAAGAATAATTCCAGAACACAAAAAAGCAAAAAAGATAGATATAAAAGACAAAGCTGCAAAAGCTAAAGCACATTTTGCTGAAAAGGAATTATTAACAGAAGAATGAAATTAGGAATAGCTAAAACCAAGAAAGGTGCCTGGTTCTTTGAAGCCAGCACCTTAAATGGTCAAATCATTATAATTGGAATACATACCTCTAGAAGTTTTAGTTTTATGAAAATATTCTACACCGAAGAACAGGCTACGAGTTACATTGCCAAGCTCACATCTAAGGAGTATAATTAATATAAATGAGGAGATTATTATGAATTCACGAATTATTATTTTGATGTTTTTATTCATGTTTTTATCAGCATTTACTATTAATGCTTATTCAAGAACAGTTACAGTCCCAGTTATTAGTGTTCAACCCATGGAAGTTGCTCAAGCTAGATTAGTAAAAGGCACAAGATGTACTCCAATGGTTACTGGATATAATAACGGCAGAAGAGGTACTGAGTTTGGTCAGATAATTGGTGGTGTGATTGGTAGCATGGTAGGTAAATCTGATAGTGAGAGAAGAATTGGTACTGCCATGGGTGTTATTATAGGTGGTAGAATTGGCGAAAGACATAATACAGCACCAGGTGTAGTATATGGTAAAACTCATTGTGGAGATACTTATTCTAACCAAGTACAAACTGTTATTGAAGGTTATAAAGTAACTTACAAGTATCATGGAAGACTTGATACGGTTATACTTAACTATGATCCAGGTTCTTATGTTACATTAGAAACTACAACGAGAGTTAGATGAAAGACAAAGCTATAAAAGCGTTAAAAGCACATGCTCTGGGTGAGATTGAAAAGCACTTATACAATATGGAAGTTTTATTAAATCATCCACAAGGTATTGCTGAACACCCAGATCATATTGAAACATTGCAAAAAGAGTTAGATCAAATAGCAACACATCACGAAAGATTAGAAGTTATAGGACATTATTTTCAAGTACGTTAACTTTTAAAATGTGTGTATGCATAGTTTTTTTTATCAAGTACTTTTCTTGCATATTTTGTAAACTGTCCATTACCAATCACATTTATTCTAAATCCCAAGAATCCATAAGATAATATTAAACTTTTGTACATCCAAGGGTTCAATATTATTTCTTTGCAAAAAGGCAGCTTTAATGTTATCCAATTATTAGTTGGTGTTTTGCCATCATTATATATTTGTGATTTTGGATGTAATATTTCCATTATATAATTATTCAAAGTAAAAGAACAATCGTCTGTAATAATTACTATTTTTTTTCTGTATGCCATAATATTGTACTCAATGCTGATATCTGGTTTAATGCTTCCTGTGAGTCTCTTTCAGTTACAGGAAAGCAACCAGAATGTTTATAATTTTTTTTAATATGTAAACATTGGGAATGTGTGTTATAAACATCAATTAAACTTACTGTTGATGGTGATGATAAGAATATACATGCCCAAAGTATTTGATTCATTTAAACCATTTCCATACTGCTGCTTCTGTCTTATATATGCGTGTATTAAATTCACACCCTCTTTTATCTTTTATTCTTTCTGCCCACTTAAATGCACCGTGTGTATCGACACACTTGTAGTAGCATGTAATAATTTGATCTTTACCTAATTGAAACTGTTCAAGATGATTCTCATCAAAATATTGTAATGTACATTCATAAATGTCTTTATTTGGTGGTACAAAAAATTTTGCATTTGTTTTAGCATGCAAACCAAATATACTTAATGATGACATTCCTATCAATCCAACTATTACAATAATAGATGGTATCATAATATATAAAAACTTTTCCATTACTATTTTCTTCTTTCGTTACTCTTTAATAACACATTAACGGCTTTTTCACTTACATAGTAAAGACCACTAAACAACAATACCGTAAGAGTTAAAATTATTATACCCTGCATAACATCTCCTTTAATCGTCTTGATTGATAAAATTTTCTGATTTACTAAATCCATCACAATTTATTCTATGACCTTTTGGAGGCTTGGCTTTATCATAATGTAATTGATATAATGATGCAGTTAAAATGCCTGAAGTAATTAACAATATATTTCCATCATCATCAACTACTCTAAACCTTCTTACTGGCGGTAAGTCTACGTCTATCATTATTTTTTACTCATCCAAGCGGTAACACCCATGAATGCGCCAGCAACACCTGCAGCTGCAATAAAGTATGTTGGTGCAATAGTTGCTAATAAATCTGCAGACTTAGTTAAACCAAACCATTCACAAAGCATAATACAAGCTGGATAACTAATCATTCCAACTAATGAATACCATGCCATCATTCTTTGGTGTTTTTGTCTTCTATTCAATCTTTCTATTTCTTCTATCTCTTTAATATCATTTATTTCATTATCCGTTATTTCACCGTCATCGTCAATGTCATATTTTTCTAATACTGACCCTGGTTGTAATCTTTTTCCTTGTGTTGTTTTTGCTTTAACCATTAAATTTCATCCTTACTTTGAAAAGCTGGTGCACTCATAATGAAATCAATCATTTCCCACATTAATAAAGTTCCTACCCCCAATGCCGATACACCAATAATTGTTTGTTTAACTATATTTAGAAATTTCTTTTTTCTTCTCAATTGTTCATAGATCATCTTCTCGCGATCGGCTTTTATTTTACGACGTCTCCTAATAAAATCTTTGTATCCATCAAGTCCAAGATGGTGAAGTTCACCCCATGTAAACATATGACGTATATCTTTTTCCATTTCCTCTATTTTCTTTTTAGCAATAATCTGATCAAATGCTTCGCTAGTTTCATTCTTAGCAAAACCTATTTTTTCAAACATTCCTGGTTTCTTCTCTTCCACATCTTTTATACATTCATTTAAATCACTCACATGACCAGCCCATTTTGAAAGCTGTCTATAAATATCTTCTGCATCCTTTCCTGCTTGTACTACTTTCTTTATACCAGTGAAAGCAGTTGTAGCGAGAGTCAAGACAGTTATTGGATCCATAATTCTCCTCTGCAGTTACGTTGTTCTAAAATCAATTTGGTAGTACTATAATAATATGAGTTTCTTTTATACTAATGTTTACGGTCGTGGAAATTATGTCTACTTTAGAGGCATAAAGGATAACGAACGTGTAAACTTAAAATTACCATTTCAACCAAGTTTATACAAACGCACTCATAAAGATTCTAAATTTAAAACACTCGAAGGCAACAACCTTGAGAGAATTAAATTCAAAGACCTCTACGGTGCTAAAGATTTCATAAAGAAGTATAGAGAAGTGTCGAATTTTCCCATATACGGTAACACAAACTACGCATACCAATTAATAAGTAAGTTCTTCCCCAATGACATAGAATTCGATATGTCTTTAATTAAAATACTCACTATTGATATAGAGACTTCGACAGAATATGGATTTCCTGATCCAAGAACAGCTCAGGAACAAATATTATTGATAACAACTCAAGATTTCAATACCAAACAAATAACTACGTTTGGATGTAAGCCTTTTATATCAGAACAAAATAATGTTAATTATGTTCAATGTAAAGATGAATTTGACTTGTTACGTAAATTCATAACTCACATCAAAGAAGACTATCCAGACATAATAACTGGCTGGAATGTTCAGCTCTTTGATATAGCTTATTTATCCTCACGTATAGTTAAAGTGCTTGGTGAAAGTGCTGTTCAAGAATGTTCTCCATATGGCACGTTTGTAACAAAGGAGGTGCCGTATGCCAAGGGCAGAACACAACTAGCATATGAGTGGCAGGGCATATCAATACTTGATTATATGCAATTATATAAGAAGTTTGCATATAAAACACTTGAATCTTATTCTTTGGACTTTGTATCTAAAGAAGAGTTAAATGCACAAAAAGTAAAACATAATTATGAAAACTTTAAGGAATTTTATACAAAAGATTGGAAATTGTTTACTGAATATAATATTGTAGACGTAGAGCTTGTTGATCGGCTAGAAGATAAGATGAAACTAATCAACCTTATAGTCACAATGGCTTATAATGCAAAGTGTAATTATATTGATGTGTTCTCTTCTGTAAGAACTTGGGATTGTATTATCTATAACAAACTACTTAATGATAACATAATTCCAAGAACAAGATTTGATCAAGATCAGATTGTTGATAGAATGATACTTGGTGCTTATGTTAAAGACCCAAAACCTAAGAAGTATGATTGGGTAGTATCGTTTGATGCTACATCTCTATATCCATCTATAATGATGACATACAATATGTCTCCTGATAGTTTGATTGAAGGAGAAAAGCATTTGGGTGATACAGAAAAATCTATTGATATGTTAATTGATGGTAAATTTAATACATCTAAACTAAAAGATGATGACATAACAATGGCTGCTAACGGTCAGTGTTTTAGAAAAGATAAGACTGGTGTTTTACCTGAACTCATTAACTGGTACTTTAGTATGAGGCAGAAAGTTAAGAAAGAAATGATTGATGCTCAGAAGAAAGGTGATCTTGAGCATGTTACAAGTCTTAACTCTAAACAAATGGCTGCTAAGATTCTGATGAATAGTTTGTACGGTGCAAGTGGTAATCAATACTTCAGATACTATGATACAAGGATAGCTGAAGGCATTACAATGACTGGTCAGTATATAATTCGTTTTGTTGCAAAGAGAGTAAATGAATATCTAAACAAAATATGTAAAACTAAAGATATTGAATATTCATTCTATTCAGACACTGATTCAACGTATATAACACTTGGTAAGTTTGTAGAACAAAATTATGCTAATAAATCTAAAAAAGAAATAGTAGAAATATTAGATAAGTTTTGTGATACAGCTCTTACTAAAGTTATTGATAATGCATGTAATGAAATATTTGAATATACAAATGTATATCAGAAACGAATAACATTTAAACGAGAAGTAATTGCTGATCATGGTGTGTGGTTAGCTAAGAAAAGATATGCGTTGAATGTTTATGATTCAGAAGGTATAAAATATGATCCTCCAAAACTTAAAGTACAAGGTATGGAGATTGTAAGATCGTCAACACCACAATCTGTAAGAACAGCTTTGAGGTCGTCTGTAGGTTTTGTTCTTACAAAGACAGAAGATGAGTTACGGGAATTTGTAAAAGATCTTGAGGAGAAATGGTATAACCTATCACCACAAGAGATTGCGTTTCCTCGAACTGTAAATAACGTAGGTAAGTATAGAGATGCTAATGCAATTTTTAAAAAAGGAACTCCTATACACGTTAGAGGAGCTTTGATGTATAATCATCTTTTGAAAGAAAAAAGATTAGAAACAAAATATCAAACTTTATTAGAAGGTGATAAAATTAAGTTTGTATATCTTAAAGAACCCAATCCATTAGGTACGAATGTTATAACTTTTCAGAGTAGTATACCACCTGAATTTAAAGTTTCAGAATATGTAGATTATCAAATGATGTTTCAAAAAGCATTTCTTGATCCTCTCAATTCACTTCTCGCATGTGTTGGATGGAAAGTAAAAGAAGAGGCTACACTTGAAGGATTATTTGGTTAGGTTACTCATATTGATTTTTTTTGTAATTACATTTATAATGGGTTATTATAGTGAACTATGTAGAGGTGTGTTATGTCCTTAATGGAAAAAATAAAGAAAAATTCAACAATAAAAGATACCGACATTCTTTCAGAATCAAAGTTTTTTAATTCGAAAGATATGATTCAAACTCCAGTACCAATGCTCAATGTTGCATTATCAGGTAAGATAGATGGTGGTTTGACACCAGGTTTAACCGTATTTGCAGGGCCGTCTAAGCATTTTAAGACAGCATTTGCATTACTTCTTGCAAAATCTTATATGGACAAATATGATGATAGTGTTGTTTTGTTTTATGATTCTGAGTTTGGTTCTCCTCAATCTTATTTTGAGTCCTTTGGTATTGACACAAATCGTGTGTTACACACACCCGTCACAGATGTCGAACAGCTTAAGCACGACTCTATGCAGCAGCTTAACAATATTGAACGCGGTGACAGGATTATATTTATTGTCGACTCTGTTGGCAATCTAGCATCAAGAAAAGAAGTAGAAGATTCATTATCTGGCAAATCAGTAGCTGATATGTCCAGAGCTAAACAATTGAAAAGTTTGTTTAGAATGATAACACCTCATCTTGCAATAAAAGATATTCCAATGGTTGTAGTTAACCACACTTATAAAGAAATTGGTTTATATCCTAAAGATGTTGTATCAGGAGGTACAGGTGTTTATTACTCAGCAGATAACATTTATATTATTGGTCGACAGCAAGAGAAAGATACATCTGGTTTAACAGGATATAACTTTATTATTAATGTCGAGAAGTCTCGCTATGTTAGGGAGAAAACTAAGATAGCGGTAGAAGTAAGTTTTGAGGGTGGAATAACAAAATGGTCAGGATTGATGGATGTGTCCTTGGCTGGAGGATTTGTAACTAAACCTTCAAATGGATGGTATAGTAGGAAAAACGAAGAGCAAAAGTATAGATTAAAAGACACTTATTGTAAAGATTTTTGGTTACCAATCATATCAAGTAAAGAGTTTTTAGATTATATAGAAACTAAATTTAAATCATCTAGTTCTAATTTAATGACTGGTAATTTATCCGAAGAAGATTTAGAGAAGGAATTTGAAAATGCTACGTGATGATTTGTATAAGCCTTGGTTTGCTGATAATAATAGATGGGGTTTTGAAGTTTTATCTGGTGATTATCAAGGTGTAATAATACAACTCGAAGAATTAAAATTTGAAGAAGTTGAAAAGAAATCAGCTATTGGAATAAATTATCATGTTCTTCATAAACCTGAAATTATTGCAAAAGAAGATATGAAGAATAATAATTTTCAGTCTTTAATCGACACTGTTGTTAATGATATATTAAATGAAGCAATGGAGAATTATGAACAGCATAGAATTGACGATACTAACGAACCTGGTTCACAATGAAGAGTACCTAAGAAAAGTAATACCTTTTCTTTCTAAAGATTATTTTCATAATAATGAACACAAAGAAGTATTTGAATTAATTAGTGGATTTGTAAAAAAGTATAATAAAAGTCCAACATTAGATTCACTTGAAATAAGTTTACAAGACTTAACATTACCTGAAAATTTATTCAAAGATTGTTCAGATTTGATTAAGAATCTGAAACAAGATACTACCGAGAACATAGAATGGCTTACCGAAAGAACTGAATCCTTTTGTAAAGATAAAGCCGTATACAACGCTATATTAAGGTCTATATCAATTATAGACGGCAAAGATAAACAATTATCTAAAGAAGGTATACCAGACATATTACAAGAAGCATTATCTACTTGCTTCGATTCATCTGTAGGTCATGATTATATAGATGATGCAGAATCAAGATTTGATTTCTATAATCACAAAGAAGATAAGATACCATTTGATCTTGAATACTTTAACAAGATAACTGATGGTGGTTTACCAAATAAAACACTCAATGTAATAATGGCAGGTACGGGTGTTGGTAAATCTATGTTTATGTGTCATATGGCTTCTAACTGTCTCACACAAGGTAAGAATGTCTTATACATTACAATGGAGATGGCCGAAGAAAGAATAGCAGAAAGGATAGATGCTAATTGTTTAAATTTGAATATAAAGCAGATTAAAGATCTACCCAAGACTATGTTTAATAACAGAATAAACAAGTATGCTGAAAAGACAAATGGAAAGCTGATAGTTAAAGAGTATCCAACTGCATCAGCTCATACAGGACACTTTAAATCACTTCTAAATGAATTAAATCTGAAGAGAGAATTTAAACCTGATATTATATTTATTGACTATTTGAATATATGTGCTTCTTCAAGATTTAAACCTGGTTCAAATGTAAATTCTTATACATATATAAAAGCGATAGCTGAAGAATTAAGAGGTCTTGCTGTAGAATATAGTTTGCCTGTTGTGTCAGCTACACAGACTACGCGTTCCGGATACGCCAGCACTGATGTAGACTTGACCGACACATCCGAATCATTCGGGTTACCCGCTACTGCAGATTTTATGTTTGCTCTAATGAGTAATGAAGATTTGGAACAAATGAATCAACTCATGGTCAAACAATTAAAGAATCGTTATAATGACCCAACGCTATTCAAAAGATTTGTTATTGGTGTTGACAGAGAGAAGATGAGATTATATGATGTAGAGAATGCAGCACAAAGTAACATAGTTGATTCCGGAGTAGAATTAGACGATAATAAATCGACAGATATGAGTTTTAAAAAGCTATTCGATACGAGTGGAAATAATCAGCCAGATTATTCAGGCATAAAACTATGAGGGAGATATGTATTTAACTAAAGATATTAACAATCTATTAGATTCTAATAAGAGTTTATTTACTGATAAACATCTAACTTATAGAACTGTTCAAATGAGATTAAATAAACTTTTTAAGAAAAAATACAATGTAGTGTTCAAAGTAGAGAAGTAT